TTGTGCATTTTTGGTCTATGATTATTTCATCTTCTCTGTGCAAAATAGCTTTTGATATTGCCGCCCAAGAAAACCATTTATCATTGAAATGTTTTAGCCCATGAAACTTAAACCCGATTCCTTCTTTACCAATATCAGTAATTTCCAGCAATGTAATTTGGTCACTCATCTCATCTCTCCTTCAGTTCTTCTTCGGTTGGTCGGCCATGCGGTGGATTATTTCCAAGGCCCACCTCACATGCGTAATTCCACAATTCACTTCTTTGTATGCTTCATTCAGCACCTTCCTACGAACTTCCTTGTCATGCTCGGCCAGCCATGTGGAGTCGGTGGAGGCGAGGGCTTTATCAACGCGCTCGTGTATCTCCAACCAAGACCCACCTTTCAAGTTCGGAGGGCATCGCATAAGTTGTATAGCCTCCCTCAACCGCGCATTGTCACGCAGTAACTTACCTTCCCTGATTGAGTATCGTTCTATCTCAGCCTGAAGCTGCTCGCCTTGGGATTGGAGTTTAGAATTCCGGAGTGTTTCAGTTTGAAATTTTCCGCGTTCTATTTCCCACTCAACAAAATAGTCAACCTTTTTTACTGAACTTTCAGGCCACGGTTTTGCACCATTATTTGTATTTTCAAGTCTTTCTCTCAATGTCTTGTCACTCATCTCATTTCTCCTTTTGGTTAGGTGTAGTTATGGCTGTTCAAAGCATACCGTTTGGGTGGTACATTCTTTTTGCGGATATATAAGCTTGGTGAGCTTCTTCAGGGGTTGAGAAAATACCTAAATGTATATTCTTTCTGTCTATCTTTATTGCTGACTGATATTTTCCTTGATGATAGGAAACGCCAAGCAATCCAGTTTTGTTATCGCAACGCGCTTTGATTAAGTTTTGCTGATTTCCAGATTTTGTAACATCGCGTAAATTATCTATCCAGTTGTGATTGCGAATTGTGTCCTTATGGTCAATCTCATTTTTTGGCCAAACTCCATAAACAAACAGCCATGCTATACGGTGGGCTTTGTACTGCTTTCCACTAACCTTTATGCAGATATAACCATCTTTATTGGTATTACTGATAACAGTTCCAGCGCGTACATTGCCGCGTGATACCAGCCAAGTAAATATCCCACTATCAGGATCGTAATCAAGCAACTCTTTCAAACGTGCCTGTGTCAACTCTCGTTCCTTGTCCATCATTCGCTCCTTTTATTCGTCATCATCCCAATAACTCATTTCTGAATCAGCAGCTCCTTCTGGATCATCAGCAAAATCACCATCTACATCTTCTTCTAGCTCGATGAGAGCAAGGTAATGTGCATCCTTATCTGGTAGTCCAGAACATTTTTGGAACTGTACGCTACATCTTCTCAACCATTCATCCTTGTCCATCACTCTCTCCTAAATAAATTGCAGCACAGCCGCACCGATAACCACCAGCACGGCCAGAAGTATCCAGCACCAGACAGCGCCCTCGAATAAACTCTTTGGTGCGTTATCGGAGCGCATCACCCCTGCATCCTATGAACCGTGATATGCGGCTGCGGTCTTGAAATCCTTGCTTCATATACCGGCCTATCCCGCCACTCGCTATATGATCCGAATTCTGGATTTCTAATCAAATAGACGATCCGGTAATTCTTCTCGCTCGGTAATTTCGTCTGCCCAGTAACCATGAGAAAGCTACTCTCTTCCAGGCGCTTCAATTGCTTGGTTACTGCGCGCTGATTCGTATCCTCATCTCGAACGAATGCGCGAAGATGGAATATGTCGAAATGGGCATAACGCATATTCGCTATCAGGTAATTCGCCAGTCGAGCCAGTTGCGATTCGGGTAGCAAAGTTGTGGCGCGCTTGGATAGCGATTCTTTGCTTAGGGGGATTCCTTTGGGCCAGGGCATTATTCTTCTTCCTCCAGTCCCAGCCTAATCTCAATCTCATGCAGCCACTTTTCCTGCCCTGATGAAATGGTGCGGAAATTTTTAACGCTCGGGAGAAATTCAAACTTCTCCTTGCTGGACAGATCGCTTCCGACCGCTTCATCCATAATGCGCTTTACTCGCTCTGCTGGGGTCATAGCTTCTTTTAATTGGTTTCTTGTTTGATACCACAAAATGGACAGAAAGTATGGAACAGGCTGATCGTTTCTTTTTTCTTCTGGCCTTCCAATTCAACTTCGATTGAGTTGCAAGTCCGTATCTTTGTTTCATTTCTGCCAAACGTAATGGCGATTCCAAGCATACGAACATCCTTAACCGGCTTCTTGTATTGACCTTTCTCAATACAATGAGCCAGTAATCTTTTTTCTATATCTGAAACGCATGTGCAATTCATAGCTTCTTTTCCTCCTTCAATTTACCGCACTCAGGACACGCCGAACCCATCACGCCAACATACACATGCCCAAATTGGCACTTGCAGAGACGGTCTTGCATGTATGGGGGAACGGGTGGGACGCCGCCTGTCTCGTATAGGTTCATGCTGCCTCCCGCCTTGCTGCGAATTCAATATCACCGCGAAACTCGGCCAATATCCATCCGAGCGCGGTATCCGCATCACCGCCGAATGTACTGCCAAGCACTGAGAGCATTTCAGAGCGGGAAGGGCGGTTAGCCACGGTTGGTACAATTGTCCCGGTAGCTGGAAATGGATGAGTGACGACCGGCATCGATCCAGACTTGAACGGCTGCTCTTGCGCTTTGAGCTGGGCATTCTTGCGGGAGGCTTCGATGGCTGCGGCTTCGGCTGTCGCTTTATCAGGATCGACGTTGGCATTGGCCGCGTTGCATTTATAGCATCGAGGTGCATCTATTGGATAGACATGGTTGCACTTCCAGCACATTGTAGTGTTCACGCTACCTCCGAAAAAGTTAAACGCTTGTAAATATGGCGCGTTCTTTCAACATCATCCTTGCAATAATCCATCACCTTTTGAGGGTCTATGGGCCAGGTATCTGCAACCATTGAGCCGTCGAATCCATCCTTACCAGTTATGCCGAAAGCCTTGCATAGTTTGTCCATGCTGACTCGTTTCTCACGATCAGCAGACCACATCAACATCGTGTCTGCTATGCAGCTATCCCACGGCTTAGCATTCATTGCCTTGCGTATATCCGGCTGTGGCTTGATGCCGTGAATGATGGAGCGATGTTTCATAAATGGCAGATCGAATCCAGCCACGTTATGCCCCCACTACAGTCAATCCAGTTGTGGTGTTGCCGCCATGATATTCAACTCGGATTAATTCGCGCACAGAGTCATAGAAGTACGCAAGCATTTGCGCTTCCGTTTGATCCCCAACTACCCCGACAACCTGTACAGGATTATCATCAAAAGCCCACGCAATACACGCTATGCTGCCGTACAGTCCATCAAACGAGGTTTTAGATACCAACTCCTTGGTTGCTTGCTCTTTGTTCTCTGCAAGCCATTCTGCGATGCTTTCCGGCTTCTTGTATTGCCCGGGCGCGGTTATTGTGGCGGCGACATCTGCGATGAATTGCGGATCTCGGCTGGGCAATGTCTCCAAATCTAGATAAATGTTCATTGGTTTATGTCCTCCAGTTGTGCGTCTTTATCAGCTTGCATAATAGCCAGTTTGCACTTTTCTTTAAGTGCTGAGAGTGCATGCTGCGTTGGCTTATCCAGCTTTCCCCATGCGATTGCGAGTGATGGCATACTGGCGCAATCCAGCAGGGTCTTTTCTTCGGCCTTGAAGTCTGCCGCTGGGGACTGTTTTTTAGGTGCTGGCGGATCAACCTCGTCTGCATGCAAATCGCCCTTAACCCACAATTCCAGCGCGGCACCGAATCGCATAGCAGCATTCCGCAAAGCGTCACCAATACGCTCTTTCATCGCATCCCCGCCAGACTTGCCCTGTGCGTCCCCGTAGCCCAGCCGTGTCACTCCGCAGACAGTGAGGCGAATCCACAGCCCGCCATCCTTATCAATGGCCGGCAGTCCATCTGCCCCGACTGCAAGCGGCTCCCAATTCCATGACGAATCAACCGTCAGTAAAAGATCAGTCAGCGCGGCATGGCCGAAATAGTCGAGGTGCACGACCTTGGGATGATGCCACCCGCCGCAAATTTCGCAGCGTACTCCTACCTTGTAATCAGCCTTTACAGCGTCAGTCTGTGCTTTGGTCGGCTTCGGGAGTTTGTTTACCAAGTGCGCAGGGACTTTCTCGCGTAGTTTCTGTAATCCTTCATTCGCTTCCATGATCGCTCCTTTCGTTATCGGAACAGCCTTTTGACTTGTTATCATCCATATCGCATAAAGTCTCAGCGCGCATTGATTGCTCGTGATACCACGCTTCGCATAAGTCCGCGCCGCTCAGATTCTCTTGCTCTTGCTGTTCCTGGTATTCATCCGCCATTCTGCTCATTTCATCTTCTCCTTATAATTCTCGGTTTATTCAAAATCCCTAAATCACCGCACGTGTGCTCCCGAATATCCGTGCTGGTGCAGCGCCACTGTGATTCGTTAAACGGTTGCCGGTAATACTTCATCATGTCCATTGGCTCGGTGGATCTGGTAAACATCATCAGCATGAGCAGAAGGACGGTGCGCATTAGTGTCGGTCAGGAATAACAGTACATTTGAGTGCGCGTCCACCTTGACGATATATTCTTTTCCAATCCCTCCCAAATGATCTTTCAACGTCATCTATCAATTGTTTACGAGTCCAACTACACATCGAAGTAATGTATGGTCGTTCTGAAGTCCAAGCAAAAAACCATGTTGGGTGTTCCATTAAATTCTCCTTAGTCGATTTCACAACACCCGTCTGCTGCTATGAGATTCGGTTCGGGCTGCGTTGATGGTGGCGGGACTAGCCACGGACAGGAATTTCCAACTCAGGGCATTTCCCTATTCCCATTGCCTCAAACACCCCTAGAGGTTTCACCTCTTCTTTTTCTTGCCAATAAAGAAACATGTGGGCGAAACGGTCACTTGCCGTGAATGTTGAACACCACGAATATCCATCTGGCGGTGTGCGTTCTTTCTCATGTTTTTTGCATACAAACAGTTCATCATCTGAACACCACGAACAATCATCTTTTCCGTATGCGCTTGAGGCTGGATTTCTACGCGCTCCTTCCAACAAGAACGAGTGCTTAAAGTGTGCCGGTTCTCCACAAATATGGCATTCATGGCGCATCCTTGTTTTTGTCACAACAACCGTTTCACCTTCGCCTTTCAATAGTTCTTCATCCATTTCATTCTCCAATCCGTTAAATATTCCCGCACGCAAAAAGTGCGCTGCTCAAATCATCCCTTGATGTGCTTCTCTGCTGTCTTGAACCGCCTGATCTGCCCGATACTTCTCGTTTGCCAGCCAACCTGCACGGCAAAGTAATCTCTCACCTTCTGCGCTTCCTCACGGATGCCTTGCAGATGCCGTGTGGCAGATTGCTCTATGCCGGCATATACGGCTTGTTGAGCTTGGCCGAGTTGGATGGAGAGGTTCATCATTGGCCACCATCCGCGCGCCAGTCTCTAATATCCTCTCGAATATCACTGCCGAGCGTGTAGCATAAATCCAACTCTGAAATCGCCATAAACAAACCACCGCATACCTCGCATAAATACCAATTAGGCATTGGAACATCTGCTCCTTCACCGTAAATGCGCTCTTCAATGTCGTTTTCAGCATAACGATGACGCTCAAATTTCAACACATCATCACCTACCTTAATCTTCGCTCCACATGAGCAGCAATGCCGAGAATATTTGGTATTTAGTTTTGTAAAATCTTTTGTGCTTGGAGTATCGTAATACCAAGCGAAATCTCCATCACCATCATAATCGCAGGATAAGCCCATCATTTCACCTCTTGTGTTGATTGTGGCAGGATGGTCATCGGGCTGGCGGCAAGCATGGCTTTGTAAATAATGATTGCCTTTCCTGATTTTGTAATGTGTCCACCATCTTTAACAAACCATTCTGGCAATCCAGTAGTTGTCATTCCGTATGCGTCAATATGACGCATCATCTGGCTACAATTATTAATGCCAAGTTCCAATCCATTTAGGAATCCGCGAGGCGCATCTATCATATTCTCACTAGGCTCTATCGGCACCAGGCAATACAGAGAATCGTCGTAGGTTATCGTTTTCACAATTCCCCCTTCGCCATCCGCCAAGCCTGCGCCCAGCGATAGCCATATTTGAATCTGTACCGTATAAGATTTCGGATCATGCGAACGCTCCCAATAAATATCCAACCAAACAAATCAGCACGACTCCCCACGCGACATTCGCATCCTCGAATTGCCGCTTAGTATCCTCGGCACGTTGACGGGCGATGGCGTTGAGTTTTATTGCTATGTTGTTGTAGGTCATAATTCCCCCTAAAATGGTATTCCGTCATCAGCGGGCTGCAGGTTTGGTAAAGCCAAAAGCTGCGAGATTTTCTCGTCGATCTTGGCTACCTTCATGTGAGTTTCGGAAAGAATGTCCTGGCGCTCAGCTTGCAGCGCTGTGACTTTGAGGCGCGCCATCTGCTCCATGCTGGGCAATTGGATATCAGGCACATCAACCTCGATTTCCTCGACAAAGATATTGTTAGAATCTTCCTTAACCTTGACATGCCAGAACAGCAGCTTCCCCTGTTCTTCCCAGTCGTACTGCTGGACGAATACAAACAGTTTGATTTTCATGCGAACTCCCTCCGATAAGTTTCCAAACACATGAATAACTCCTGTGCGCATTCCTGCGCCTCAGCGATATGCTCGTTCTGCGGGAATGCCTCGCCAAACTCTTCCAGCATCCTTGCTACCCGACTGGCCTCGCACATCACGTCTTGCAGCCTCTCTCGCGGTGTATCTGGTCCCCGTCTCTCCGAGGTGTCACGCAAACCAGTTTTTGCACCATTGCTTGCCGGGCTGATGTATTTCTACAGTTCCTCGACTCATGCCGGTTCGATTGCGTGTGAACCTTCTGCTCTTATGTTCGTGCCGTCTTTCCGGCTGTCAGCGTGACTGTACTTTTAAGCGGAACTTTCTCACGCATTCCCCGCTTGCTGCTCATGGCTTTCCACCAATATGGGCGCGATGGCCTTATGCTCTTTTGCTGCCCAACAAAAACATTTCGAATGTGCTTCTACTGTGCTGCGCTACGGGTTCCAGACCTTCGCCATTTTTAGAGCTTCTGCTTAATCCCACCCTTGACCACTTCAGGCCCCCTCGGGATTTGGTCTTTGCTTCACCAGCCGCGCTTTCGGTTAGCTGATGGAGTGCATGATGTCATATCAAGAACGCCGTGTCAAATACTTTTTACACTTATTTTGTACATTAGAGAAGCGTGATATGGAAAAATACTTAGAAAATATAACATTCAGCTATTGTAAACATTATTTGACTATGGTAATCTACCTACATGAAAGCTAAAAACCTTATTGATGTTTTAGGCGGTTGCCAGAACGTAGCCTCAATCCTTAACGAGCAAGGGCTACAGGTTCACACCAGGCAGCGCATTTGGAATTGGTACAAGAAAGACCGGATACCTGATTGGGCGCAATATGCCTATCCTAAAATTTGGCGCAAGGCCGAAGTTATGATTGAGAAACAGAAAAAAGCAGCATGACACAAGTCTCATCAGTGCTGAAAAGCACTTTATACCCAATTCAGGAGTTAAGAATTCCGAACTGGGTATTTTTTTATTCGTTAATCGAGCAATCCAGCAAGCAGTTTGCCAGCGCGGTGCAGGCATTGGAGCGGATTCAACGCTCGGGGATAAAGGCGGTTGCATGAAAGTTCCATCATGGCTTTATGAACTTAAGTCTGACAGCACCTTAAATTCAAGGGACGTTGCAGGAATACTTGGCATCACTGTTCATGCCATGGAAATGAGAGTTATTAGAGGTAAATTCCCCCTACCCGATCATCATATTATTAGATGGAGAGAAAGATCGGTTCCATCTAAGCAATGGTACGTTAAAACCATCATCAAATTCATTAAATCTCAACATGTGGAGGTGATATGAAAGACGAACCTATCAGTGTTGGCGATTTAGTGATGGTCATCAAGCCTAAGTCGTGCTGTGGGGCTGGCCAGATTGGGTTTATCTTTATTGCTGAAGATGTAAGAAGGGGAGAAGGCACGTGCGCGCACTGCGGGGATAAAGATAACGACTGGTCTGCGAAAGTATCTGGTGTGGATGGATGGGTACAAACATACCGCCTAAAACGCATCCCGCCACAGACTGAGTTGGAGTCTGTCGATCAGCCGGAAGAGGTGACAGCATGACCCCTAACGATATTCTGCTCATCCTGATTATCGTCTCTCTCGCGCTGATAATCGGCCTATTCGTGCATTGGGCGGGGAAGGATTAACCATGCACAGCGCAATTCTAGCCAAAAGTGCTCGACTCCAGCGCGTCTACAAACTGCTCCAGGATGGTAAGCCTCACACAACCCGGGACATAATCCGCAAAGCCTCTGTGTGTGCTGTGAACAGTATTATTGCCGAATTGAGAGAGAATGGTGTGACTATCGAGTGCCAGCGCGAGGGTGCAATCTGGCGATATTGGATGACTTGAATTACCGCTTGCAAATTGTCGGGATTAGCGTATATTTTTAACCCAAGGCTGTGATTGGCCTATTAGCGCAAGGATATTCAGTGAGTAATTCGCCCAGCATCATCTTTAAGACCCTATTCAGGCTGCTTGCCAGTCCTTGCCGGGGAACAATCGCCTTAATTATGGTGCTGGGCAAAGAACTTTTATGAAATGGTTTAAGCACCAGGCAACAGCCAGAAATGATGAGCGCATATCGAAGCTTGAAGATCGGGCTGGACTTGAGGCTTATGGTTTTTATTTCAAAATGCTAGAAATAGTAGCTGAAGTTATAGATGCAACAGACAAGCACGAGGTAAGTTACAGCCTGTCAAGATGGGGTCGTCAGACTAACATCACATCAAAAAAGTGGCTGTTCTTGTCTCAATGTTGCTCTGACGTTGGTCTGATGATTGTCTGTCGAGTAGCTGACGAAGGCCTGACGAAGGACTACCAAATATCTGTTAAAATTCCCAACTTATTGAAATATAGAGATAACCACACTAAAAACTTGCAAGCGACTTATAAGCAAGAAGTAGAGTTAGAGAAAGAGCAAGAAGTAGAGTTAGAGAAAGAAAAACCAAAGTCAAAAGACTCGTCGCCGCAAAAAGCGCCGACCAAGGCAACCAGACTTCCAAAGGATTGGGTATTGCCAAAAAAATGGGGGGAGTGGGCTTTGGCAGAAAAACCGCATTTGACTGCGGAGGATGTTCGGGTGATGGCTGACACGTTCAAGGATCACTGGATCGCCAATGCAAGCAGAGCTACCGGAAAGAAGGATGACTGGCAGGCAACCTGGCGTAATTGGGTGAGAAATCAGAAGGAAAGTCATCAGCAGCCACAACGGGTTCAGGAAGCACGATTGGATTTTGTAAGTCAAGTGATGGGAGGACGAAATGGAAATGACAGAGCGCTTAAAGACATTGCCCCGCGACCTGCAATCGAGGGTGATGCACAAACTGTTCGAGAAATTGACTTTCGCCTTCGGGAACCAGATGGCGGCTAAGTGGCAAGGATTGGACATGCAAGCGGTGTATCAGGATTGGGCTGATGCGCTGGCTGAGTGTTCACTTGGCGCGATCAATTACGGAATAAACCACGCGAAGCTGCAAGAGCATCCACCTAGCCAGGGTGCGTTTGTTGCGTACTGCAAGCAATACAAACCACCGCTGATTGCTGACCGGCTGGAAAACCTGCACGTCAAGGATACGGAAAAAGGATTGGCGGAGATTGCCCGCATCAAGGAAATGCTGACTGCCAAAATGAAAGTCGAAGCATGACACCCGATACCCGCAAATTTATCGCTGACCTGGATGCCCAGTGGCGTGAATTCTGGAATGAGCGCGCTGGAATTCTCGAATACTTGGGACTAGTGCCACGTGAAACAGCAGAGCAGATCGCCTGGATGGAAACCTCCGCCGCCATGCTGAAGAGCCGCGTGATGCAGATTGCCGAGAAGCAAGCGCACAAACCTCATCCTTTGACCATGCCAAAGCAGCAGCCGATTGCTGACCGCAAAATGTTATCTGCCGGAGATCAATCATGACACAGACACTCAACCAACAAAAACTTGATGTACTGCGAGTCCTCCGCGCAATGGCGATCGACAACCACAAGATGAAGTTGGAAGCGCTAGACGCAGACATAGCGAATCTCGCAGTGCTTGTGGATATGGAAAGAGAGCAACGTGAAAATATTGGGGGTGAGCATGCGCATTGATTCGAGTTCTACGCTGGTTGAGCTTTCGGGAATATCTAACGGTTAGGAGAAATGAGATGGAAGATGATGAATACGCAGATTATGTTCTGTTGCGCGAAAAAGAAATAGCAGAATTGGGATATGAGATAGATGCGCTGAAGGCATTATTAAAAGACGTATTTAATACAGTCAGCCTGAACGGTAATCCATATCTTTGCGAGAGAATAATGAACGCTATAGGGGAGGAATGAGACGTGAAAAAAATACCGCAAATATGGATGAATGGAGGAGGTGTTCAATCTGCCGCTATTGCTGCATTAATCGTACAAGGAAAACTAAAAAAGCCAGATTATGCAATCATTGTTGATACCGAGCGCGAGCAAAGTACAACTTGGAAATATCTTGATAATGTAATTCAGCCAGCGTTATCGCGTGTTAGATTAAATGTAACTCGCATTAAAAAAGGTGAATTTGCCACCGTTGATATTTGGGGGGGTAAAGACAAGAAAACTTTATTGATTCCAGCCTTCACAAATATAAATGGTAATGTCGGAAAGTTATCGACATTTTGTTCAAACGAATGGAAGAAACGAGTTGGCGAACGGTGGCAAAGAAACATGGGAATACAAAAATCAGTAGTTTGGCTGGGGATTAGTTGCGATGAAAAGCAGCGACTCAGGCCATCAGATGATATTCGCTATCCATTGATTGAATTGGGGATGAACCGCGGTGATTGTGTGAAACTTGTTTATGACATGGGCTGGCCCAGCGCACCGCGTTCAAGCTGCTATATGTGTCCCAACCATACTGCTGCTGAATGGCGTGATATTCGTCGTAACAAGCCAGCAGACTGGTCAGCAGCAATTAGTTTTGAAAGAAGCTTACGCGATATAGATAAAAATGCGTTTTTGCATCACGATTGCGTGCCGTTAGAAGATGCGGATTTAGAAGAAATTAATGGAGTTTTGTTCGGCCACTGCGATACTGGAATGTGCTTCGTTTAATAGCCTAGCCATGAAGCTGCCCCCACCCTAACCGAAGCATAACTCAAATAGGAGAATGAAATGGATGACCAAATTCAGCAATTAGAAAAAAGCCTTGCAATGGATAAGTTAAGGCCAGATCAATGCACTTGTGGCCACTCTAAATCAGCGCATGACAGTGGATATGCTTTCTGTTGGTTTTGTAGGTGTAATGAATTTATAGATTCAGGGCGTGAACGCGATCATGAACCTTCCCGCCACCCTAACCGAAGCATAACTCAAATAGGAGAATGAAGATGAATTGCACATGTGTTTCTGATCTTGAAAAAAAGCTATTAGCCCATTGTAGCGAACAGGGTAAATATAAAAAGCCAGTCAAGGGTGTTCGTGTGCTTGGAATTGCAATTACGTTTGGCCGTAATGAAGCAAAGATACGGACTTGTAGCTCAATCGAAGTTGAACTGGAAGGCCAGAAGAAAAAAGAAATGATAAGCATGTTTCATACATTCTGCCCGTTCTGTGGAATCAAGCAGGATGATAACCAGTCCGGAAACGCAGCATAACTCAAATCACCAGGAGGTAATCATGCTAACCGACATGCAAATCCAGCAAATATACCTAGCATCCCGCAGCGCAGAGGAGTTCGCCCAAGCTTGTTACCTGGCCGGCCGCCGTGAGCAGCAGAAGCTGGATGCCGAATTAGCGCGCAAGTATCCGTTCTCGCCGGTGATCGGGAAGAACACCGCGGATGCGATTGAGAGGGCGGAATGAGCGACAAGAGAATATATTTCCTCGTCCACGAAACCGCGCGCAAGCTGGCCGCAGCTCAGGTCATGCTGGCCCCTGATGGCTTTGTGGTCGAGATAAAGCCGCCCACCCGTTCATTAGAGCAGAATGCGAGGCTCTGGAGTATGCTAAACGAGATCGCCGCGCAAGTGGAATGGTACGGGCGCAAACTGGATTCCGAATCTTGGAAACACATTTTTAGCAGCTCATTACGCAAAATGGATGTTGTGCCGAATCTTGACGGAACTGGATTTGTTGCGCTTGGATTATCCACCTCGAAAATGAGCAAGCGCGAATTATCTGATCTGATGGAGCTGATAAGCGCATTCGGCGCAGAGCATAATGTTAAATTCTCGGATGGCGTGCAATGAGCTTGCAATTACCAGCGCAAGCGTTTAGTATTATTTCCGTCGGTGGGTGTGAGAGCCCCGCAAGCATTTTAAAGCTTGTCCTTTAAACTGGCCGACAATCTCACTCAATCCGACAAGGGAACTCAAATATCCGACAAGGGAACTCAAATGAACGCTCCAATCATCATCGGCAAAGCCACGCTCTACCGCGGAGATTGCCTTGAAGTCATGCGCACCATGCCAGATTGCAGCGTGGATTCTATCGTCACGGATCCACCATATGGCATTCGCTTTATGGGAAAGGCTTGGGATGGAGCGGATATTGAAAAGAAAACAGCCGCTCGTCGTAATCTTGAATCGCATTGCCCCGGTGCTGGACCCAATGGCGGACACAAGTCGGTCGCCGCAGAAGCTGGGAAGTACGAACTGACACCAAAAGCGATGCGCGCCTTTCAGGAATTCTCGCGCGCGTGGGCTGTCGAGGCGTTGCGTATATTGAAGCCGGGCGGACATCTACTATCATTTTCATCAGCTAGAACCTATCACCGCATGGTGTGCGGAATCGAAGATGCTGGGTTCGAGATACGCGACCAGATTATGTGGGTATTCGGCAGCGGATTCCCGAAATCTCACAATCTCACCGATGATTGGAAAGGTTGGGGTACTGCACTCAAACCCGCCCATGAACCGATCTGCATGGCGCGCAAGCCGCTAATTAGCACGGTTGCTGAGAATGTCCTGCAGCACGGTACGGGGGCGTTGAACATTGATGCTTGTCGGATTGAACTGAATGGCGATTACAAATGCGGAGCGAACGGTCGTCCAAGCCAAACAGGACTTGGTGATAATTATGATTCTGCCGTAGCGAATCAGCCTAGTGATGTTGGACGCTGGCCAGCCAACCTAATCCACGACGGCAGCGAAGAAGTGCTGGCGTGCTTCCCTGACAGTAATGGTCAGCAGGGCGCGGTGACTGGCGATGAACCGAGCAGCAAAACGAACGCAGTCTACGGTGATTTTAATGGCAGGCCAGCGAGTCAGCCGCGCAATGATGCTGGTAGTGCAGCACGATTCTATTATTGCGCCAAGGCCAGCCGTGCAGATCGCAACGAAGGGTGCGAAGGAATGCCAGAAAAAATTGGCGGGATGGTGAGCAATACCAGCGGACAACATATCACGAGGCGCGATGGCGGAGCGCCGGGGCCGCGTGCGAATCATCATCCAACTGTCAAACCTACGGAACTGATGCAATACCTGATTCGGCTTGTTACACAGCCGGGAGGCACGACGCTGGACTGCTTCATGGGAAGCGGTAGCACAGGCAAAGCTGCAATCCTTGAAGGCTTTAAGTTCATCGGCATTGAGCAGGACGAAGACGAGAATGGTAATCCGCTCGGGTACATCGACATTGCAACAGGACGCATTGAGCATGCCATCAAGACGTTGGCCGACAATACCGCGCAGCAGGAAATGTTCGCATGAACCTTCGCCCAATAATCCAGAAGGTTCCAGACCGCGTGCAGCCAAAGCTGCGCGACTCAGCCCGCGACTGTCCACATTGCATGGGCTGCGGTATATCGACCGCTCGCGACATAATTACCTACCGGACGCGGAGGAATGTGCTGTGAATCAGTCATACACCCGCGCTGAACGCGATCACATCGAAGCCATCAAGCATCTCCCTTGCTCGGTCTGTAACGCACCCGGGCCTTCAGACGCGCATCACATAGACCAATCCTGTGCTTACACCTGCGTTGCGCTATGTCAGGAATGCCATACCGGGAAGGGCGGCATTCACCGGGAAAAGACCATGTGGAAAATTTACAAGCTGGACGAGATCAAGGCGCTGAATATCACACTGAAACGACTTTTAGAAGCATAACCACAAAGGAGTAACACAAATGGCAAAAATGTTGATGGACGATGACACCCACTTCAGCTTTTTCAGTTTGAAGGAGCGCGCAGAGCATATTGCCACTGAGCAAACGCTGATTACCCGAGCCAGGTCAGGGACATTCGTCGGCTTGCTGAATTATTGGATCGAGAAGCGCAAGGTGTTTATGGAGCGTTCGCTGGTGCGGAATCCGTATCGTAAATGATCCTCTTCTGCATATTCCTCTGGGCATGCTGGACTTGGCATCTGTGGGTTGCGGCGTTTCTGATCTTGAATTGGGTGCTGGAATGATCCAAAGCGTATCCGATATCTGGTGGAAATGGAAGGGGTTGATATGAAACAGTCGCCCGGCGAGGCAATGCTTGCGCTCCACCTGCGCGCTGCTGGTATCCATGCTATACCTGAATTCCAATTCCACCCAACACGCAAATTTAGGGCGGATTTCGCGTTGCCAGAATCCATGCTATTGATCGAGGTGGACGGCGGCAACCGCATGGCGAAAATAATCAACGGCAAAGCGATCGCCGTTGGCCGGCACACCCAGGATGCCGACCTTGAGAAGCTCAACGAAGCCGCCATTCTGGGCTGGCGCGTGATGCGTTTCAGCCCAGCAATGGTAAAATCAGGGAAAGCCCTGCAAACAATCGAGCGTTTTTTGTTGAAAAAATAGTTGAAAAAAGACTTGCTTTTATTTGAAATAGGACTATACTGTTTTCACGGTGTAGGAAATGCCGGATAACAGAGGAGCAGAGATCATGAGCAACCAGATCAATACAGGAAAATTTACAGTAGCAGTCGGAAATTCGGTTCGTTGCGGCGACAGAAGCCCGAGCCCAGATCAAACATGCGGGCATATACACCGCACACAAGATGCAGCAGAAAAATGCCAGCAGAAACTTTTGGGATGGGATAAGGAAAGGAAAAACTGCTCTGCGAAATGGTACAACAGCAAGATTTTGATGTGTGGGTGTGACACTGAGTCCGGGTATCTATGATCGGCGGCGCACGCCCTGGCTCAGGCCGCATCGCGCCGCGCCGCTGTGCTCAACGTTAAAAAATAGGAGTAGAGATCATGACAACAACTCAAATTATTTTTAATGGTAACGAATACGAAGAAGCTCGCAGTTGTGATCGTGCAGAGCGCCCAGAATGGCCTGTGCAAGATCTAGGTGCGCATTGGCATCATGAAGAATTTGAAGGACAGATGGTCGTGTATTGTACTTCTGAGTATCATTTCGGGTTCATGGCCGAAGAAGTGCCGGAGCAAGATGTTCCTCGTGATGTCGATGGCGAGTTGAATTTAAACGATTTGTTTTTGTGCGACAACGGGAAAATCTACCGTGCCGAATAATTCAGGTGGAGCAAGATAAGGAGTTTATAAAATGAGCAAATTTATTCAGGAAGTAAACGGTTTTGACATCGTTCGCAAATTTGAATACACCCAATTTGATACAGGGTATGCAGTAATCGACAAAGACGGTGAGCAGGTTGCATGGTTTGACGATGTTGAAGGCGATGAAGAAGGCCAAAATACCGCGCTCGCCGATGCAATTGAATGGTGCAAGTCGTGAGTGGCGGAGAACGCCCCGGCTCAGGCCGCAAACCATCCCCGCCGGAATTGAAAAAGATTCCGGTGGGGATGAAACTGCCACGCTGGATGGTGGAATGGCTGCGCGCCCAGCCAGAGTCCATGCCTAGGTTGATAGAGGATGCGCTGATTGCGCGCCATAAACTGAAACAGCCGGAGGTAAAATGACACCAACAACGATCGAGCGCGTGATTTGTCTCCATGGCGGCCCCCCCGGAGGCTCTGGCCATCAAGTCCCGCCTGAAAAAATGGTGACCATAATTCGCGGCAGGGTTAAAATCCCGATATACTTTGATTGCAGGAAAAGGAAGTTAAGCGCAAATAATTTTTAACCACAAAAGGAAAGTGAAATGGTTATGATGACTGACACCGAACATCAAGAGCTACCATCATCTGGAAATTTTGAATGGGATATTGATTTATGGGGCGACGGTACTTTGTTGCTCTGTGTGCCTAACTATTTCATTGCTTTTGATGCTCATGGATTTGAGAAAATATATAATTCGGATGGTGTACTTGAGGTAAATTTAAGAGACTTGCTAGAGGATTATCTTAAATCTGGTGGATGTGGCCCAGATGGTCGTGATAATAATCAAAAAATAATGATCGATACGCTGCGCGAATATGCAGACAAACTGGAATTGTATTGCAAAACTCCTGAACATATTGAATGGGTAAAGCAGCTTGACTCTTGAATCTTTCAAGTGGGGCGATCCCGCAAAAGTGGCCGAGCAGAACGAAGCCAGGTCGTGCAAAGGGTGCCGGTACGCTGGATTTGTGGAAGCATTCGGCGTTAAGTTCCCGCAATGTGCCAAAGGTCGGGTGTTTGGAAAGCGCTGTAAATTCTACTTCTACAAGGAGAAAACGTGAATATATCGCTTGCAATTGCAAAAAAAGAGCGTATTATCAGCGGCACCGGCTCTCAAAGCTGCGCCAATCCAACTAGGGTCGGCTTAACTCACGCTGAAATCCTGGTGCTACGCGACAGAATAGACAACTGGCGCAGACATTACCGCGCAATTCAGCGAATATATGCAGTTTCCTGGTACAGCCCTCCACCTGCTGGCGATGTATTCACCGACGAGATTGTTGTACGACTCCCCACTAATCTACGCGATGCGGCTAAATTAGAGCTGATTTGGCGCAATCTTCCAAGCGAATCTGCCGTTAAGTGGTATTTGAAGTGGGAATACATCCTTCGCAATCAAAGGCAATCAATCTGGCGACGATTGAAAGCGCATGGGGTTAGAATCAAGAATGACCGCGAATATGAGGACTTTGATCGCATCGCCCTGGATTTATTACATCGCAACTTGGAGACATAATGGCCCGAGGTTCACAAACATTCGAGTTTGATTACGATCTCTGTGACCATATACCCATTTCATGCGTCGCGCTTGTGCGCGCAGGCTCCGTGTACCATGTCAACGCTTTCTTTCATGGCAATCAGTTAGACATTTCAGATATTCTGTTTGACGAACAATTTGACTTCATCACCTTGGAGCGCCACCTTCGGGAGCAGGCTCAGGTGCTGTATGATTTGGGCAGGTCGTAATGGCGACGCCACCGTTACCAGACCATCTATTGCAAGAGGCGGTTGACTGTTTGGCAAGACATGGCGGCAATCAGGTTCACACGGCCAGAGAATTAAAAATACATCGGGCTACGCTTCAAGGTAGGATTGAAAACGCAAAACGCCGTGGAATCAGCTCAACAATTGAAAAGCTCGAAACGCTGCACGGCTGGAATCCAGACGCAGACCTGACCAAGCCCATCCCCTCTCCGCTGGTCATTCGCGGCACATCGACTTTGTATGGGGATGATGGGGCGCTGAAGCTGCAATGGGTCAAGACAAAATTAAGCCAGGATCAAGCGGATGCAGCGATCAGGGCGGCAATCTCCGCATTATCGGAAACGATGCCGCGCGCTGTACCCGTGGAACGTCCTAACCATTGTTCAGACCAATTGCTGAACTTGTACACTTTCACAGATTGTCATGTTGGCATGAAAGCCTGGGCAAAAGAAACCGGTGATGACTGGGATTTAGACATCACGGAAAGAATGCTCAAGAGTGCATTTGATTACTTGGTTCACGCATCGCCGCCAGCTTTCACTTGTATCATCAATCAGTTGGGAGACTTCCTGCATTTTGACAGTCTTTCTGCGATCACCCCGCTGCACGGCAACCTGCTCGATGCGGACTCACGATTCTCCAAGGTGGTGAAAGTAGCCATCAGGATACTGCGCTACATCATCGACCAAGCGCTGCTCAGGCATGATAAAGTAATCGTGATAATGGCAGAAGGAAATCACGACCCAGCATCATCCGTTTGGCTGCGCCATTTGTTTAGCCTGCTCTACGAAAATGAACCAAGGGTTCAGGTAATCGACTGCGAAACACCATATATCGCGTATCAGCACGGCATAAACATGCTGGCCTTTCACCACGGACATCTGACCAAGCCTGACCAGTTGCCGATCCTGTTTGCCGCGACCTACCCGGAAATGTGGGGTGCGACTACCAAGCGATACGCGCATTCAGGCCACCAGCACCACATGTACGAGAAAGAGCATTCTGGCATGACCGTTACACAACATCGCACCATTGCAGCGCGGGACGCATACGCGGCCCGAGGTGGTTGGATTGCAGATCGTGAGATACAAGCCATCACCTATAACGCATTGAGTGGCAAGGCAGGCACGATCATTTGTACACCGGAGATGCTAAATTAGCCCCAAGAAATCTTGCAATTGACGCGCCACTATTGATAGCGGCGAATAAACAAGTCCTGGTGGACGGAGCAGTTGCAAGTTTTGTTGAGGTTTCTCCCCACTCGCTGCACGGCGAGCTTCCCTGCTTCGGCGGGGTTTTTTATTTGAAAGTAAAGATGTAGAGCGGCATCTAAAAATAACAGCACGTTATCACTGAGACGTTAGAAAGGAGACAAAATGCACTATCGCAATGGAAGAGAAGCAAAGAACGGCGACAAGATTGTTGGCATGCTGAGCGGGAAAATCGATGCAGTTGGCACGCTTCGCGATGCTACTGCTGGCAATGACTACTGCAATGGTTACATTCAGACCGGGCACGAACCGAGCACGAGTGATCCAATTGCCTGTATGTGCGATTGCCTTCATGTCGATGATGTGATGGCACTGCTGGCTGAAAAAGGTCTGGATAAGCGTCCAGCCGGAAAATAATCGAAAGGAATCACAATGAGCCTACAAACAGAATTGACCGCAGCTGAAGCCGAGGTATCCAAGATCAAGGCCGAAATCGAAGCGTTGCCTGCCGAAATCAAGGATAAGACCGAAAGCGAACTGTCCGCCATTTATCACGCCATCGCTAAGTTCTTCGGCGGCCATGAGGCTGTTCCGGCTCCGGTAGTGGAAGCTGCTCCAGTTGCCTAAGTATGGCCGCAAAACCTCTTGATCGCGCAATAGCAGATGAAATCGTCACAGATTGGCGGGTTGGTCAGCTAAGTCAACAATCCATAGCAGAGAAGCATAAGGTTAGCAAAGGTGTAGTCAATAAGTTATGCAAGGGAGTAGACCGGGACGTTTTGCCTTTGAACCGGGTTGATTGCTCTATAACCCCGATACCTTCAACTGTTTACATCATAACGGCCAATGAATACGACGGCATTTTCAAAATAGGGATTACAAACGATACAGCGCGTAGATTGCGGGACATGCAGACAGGGTGCCCGTTTGTGCTTTTCGCGCTGCGGTCATATAGCGTGACGAATCCCGTGGCAGTAGAGGCAATGCTTCACGCCTTCTTCTACAAAAAACGGATGTGCGGTGAGTGGTTTAGGCTTGATTCCGTTGACTTGAAATACATTGACGATGCAATGTGTGTCGTAGACGAGGTCGTTGATGGCAAACATTAAGACAACACTAGATGAGTGGGTGAAGTGCAGGGAGTATTACGAGGCCGGTTTGTCGCTGTCAAAAATCGTTGAAAAGACTGGAATCAGCAAGACCCAAATCAGCAAGAGGTCGAATGCTGAAGGATGGGCAAAGGGAACCGAAAAGGAACAGCTAATCGCAGACGCGGTGCGAGTTGCAGTGGCAAAAGGAACTCTAACGGAACAGGCGCTCATCATACATAACGAGGTGGTTGATGAGCGCACCAAGCATCTCCAATTCTTTACCAATGCCAGCCTGAAAAATGTATCGGTGATGATGAAGAAGATTGGGGACGCGTCATCCATCAGCGAGCACCGGCAAGCGCAGACAGCCCTGAAGGATGCTAAAGAGGTAGTGCTGGGCAAGACTCCCGACACCGCAATCCAGATCAACAACGGGCCGAGCGCTTATGTTGTTTCACCCGGTAAAGCATTGAGCATGGAAGAATGGACGCAGGAGACAGCCAAATCGAAGATGGAAGAGGACGCATAGTCTGGGAGCCTCAACCTGGCCCGCAAACATGGTTGCTTCGATGCCCTGTAGAGGATGTGCTATTCGGAGGTGCTCGGGGTGGTGGCAAGTCTGATGCCCTGTTGGGTGATTGGACAGGCCATGCCGCAAGCAGCAACGGACATGCGCGGGGCGTGATATTCAGGCGCACCACGCCGCAGCTTGAAGAGATCATTGCCCGATCGAAGGAAATCTATTATCCGCTGGGCGCTCAATGGCTGGCTGGCAAGCAGACTTGGGTGTTCCCTTGTGGGTCGAGGTTAAAGATGCGCTGGCTGGAGCGCGATGAAGATGCAGAGAATTATCAGGGCCATTCTTACACGTACATTGGCTTTGATGAATTGGGGAACTGGCCTAATCCAAACCCGATAGACAAGATCAACGCCACGCTCCGTTCCGCCCACGGCGTCAAGTGTGTTATGCGAGCGACTGCGAACCCAGGCGGGGTTGGACACCAGTGGCTAAAGGAAAGATACATCACGCCTTCGCCGCCGATGACACCGTTTTATGATGCCGATAAGCATGTGAACCGGGTATATATCCCCTCTAGGCTCAAGGATAACCGGAAGCTGATGGCTGCCGACCCTGGATACATTGACCGCCTGAAATCATCCGGTCCGCCGTGGTTGGTCAGGGCATGGCTCGATGGTGATTGGGACGCGAGCGCAGGGGACAGCTTCTTTACCGAGCAGGCGCTGCTGGATAACGGTGTGCCTGTTGATTACCCAGCCAAAACAGATCAGGTATTCGCGGTGGTGGATACCGCACTGAAAGACGGGCTGGAGCATGACGGAACGGCAGTTATCTACTACGCAAAGAATAAGATAGTCGGTTTCCCGCTGATTATCCTGGATTACGAGGTGATACAGATCGAGGGCGCTTTGCTCGAACAATGGTTACCCTCAGTCAATGCGCGTGTAGAAGAGTTGGCAAAACAGACAAATGCTCGGCAGGGTAATGTCGGGATATGGGTTGAAGACAAGGCAAGCGGAATTGTGCTGATTCAGCAATCCGCTAAACGTGGATTGCCCGTATACCCAATTGACAGCAAGCTGACATCATTGGGAAAAGAAGGCCGCGCATTAAGCGTGAGCGGATACGTTTATCAGAATTTCGTTAAGATCAGCCGGTATGCCTACGACAAGGTCATGCCTTACAAGAACCAGAGTCGCAACCATTTATTGTCCCAAGTATGCGGATTCAGGCTAGGCGTAAAAACGCCACACCAACAGGATTTGTTGGACTGTTTCTGTTACGGAATTGCCATTGCGCTTGGTGATTCAGACGCTTGGTAAAAGGAAAACATGGCAGATTACAACAATGACGGTCAAGCTACCCTGGGGGTTGGCTCTACGCTTTCCCCGACCTTGATGCAGATACTGGTGAGCGATGACATACAGCCGGGATCGAGTCCGTCGTATGAATTGGCAAAAAACATATTTGCGTACCATCCGCTCGGGGCTAAACTGGCCGAAGAACCGATTACCCGGGCACAGTCACAGAAGCGCGAGATCAGCATTCCCGGCGCGCCGGAGGGTGAATTGATTGCAGCGTTCGACAAGGAATGGGATGAGACAGGGCATATCGGCGCTGACAAGCTGATTCACAACACCATGAAGACCAGCCGGATTTATGGTGTGGCGTCAATAGCGGTAGGCGCGAAAAACCTGTCGACTACATCCCCTTTGCAGATGGACAAGGTGGCTGGGCTTGATCTGTATTACAACGTGCTCGACCCACTTAACACGGCCGGGAGTCTGGTGCTCGACCAGAACCCTAACGCGGCCGACTATCAGAAACCGACCTACATTTCGGTTGGGTCAATGAAATATCACTCAAGCCGCGCCTGTATCGTGATGAACGAGCAGCCGATATATATCGAGTGGAGTAATTCTGCGTTTGGCTTTGTAGGCCGGTCTGTGTATCAGCGATGCCTGTATCCGCTGAAGTCGTATATCCAGACCATGATTACCGATCAAGCCGTGGCTGAAAAGGCTGCTTTGCTGATTGCCAAGCTCAAATCCCCCGGCTCGGTTATCGACCAGCGGGCCAGGTCATTCTTCGGGTTCAAGCGCGAAGCCATTAAGGGGGCGAAGACCGGCAATGTCGTGTCGATCGGTATTGATGAGTCGGTCGAATCCGTAGACCTGAAGAATTTGAAAGACGCTGCCGAGTTCTCGCGCAACAACATTCTGAAGAACATCGCGGCTTCCGCGAACATGCCCGCATCGATGATTAACCTCGAAACCCTGGCGGAAGGTTTTGGTGAGGGCACGGAAGATGCAAAGACCATCGCCGCGTTCATTGACACGGTGCGCATGGAAATGCGGCCCTTGTACAAGTTCTTCGATGAGATCGTGATGCGCCGGGCATGGAATGAAGAGTTCTACGCCTCAATGCAGCGCAAATATCCAGAGACTTACAGGGATATGCCCTACGAGACCGCGTTTTATGGCTGGAAAAACGCATTTAAGGCGACATGGCCGAATCTGCTGACCGAGCCTGATTCTGAGAAAGTGAAAACAGACGACGTGATTATGAAGGCTGCGATTGCCTGCTTTGAGGTGCTGGCCCCCACGCTCGACCCGGACAACAAGGCAACGGCTGCGCTGTGGCTGGCTGACGTGATGAACAGTCGCAAGCTGATGTTCTCTGAACATTTGGACCTGGATGGCGAGGCCATTGCGAATTATGTCCCGCCCACGCCTATCGAAGAGCCGAGGGAACCCAAGCCGTTTAGTAGCGAAGCATGAAAGACTTTCTGGCGATATTGGCACAAGCCATTCGTGACCTGATCCAGAATGGCTACGTTAGCCAGGATCGCATGGCCGAATGGGTGCTTAAGATTGCCCTAGCTGCTGACAAGGCATTGCCGACGCAATTATCACTGGAGAAGCAGCTCACCAAGGCATTGCAGGCTGTATATCGCCGGTCGGTCGGGCCTGCCGCATTAAAGCATCATCCCGGTGTATCACGTTTTACCTTGTCCATTATAGAACCTTCATTGCGGCCCGAGCTTGATCGGCGCATTCTTGCCGCTGCCGAACTCATCAAGATCAATCGCAAACAGGCTATCGAGAAGACCTTGCAGCGATTTAGCGGCTGGGCGACGTCCATCCCGGCGGGCGGCTCGAAAGTGGTTGATATAGCCGAGGTGAAAGAGAACATCAAAAAGTCATTGGTGCAGACCAATTACGAAGTCCGGCGGCTGAACATTGACCAGGGCCACAAGCTCATCAGCGCGATCAATAACCAGATAGCGAATCAAAGCGGGGCGATTGCAATGAAGTGGCGCAGCCATTGGAGACAGGCTGGCTATGATTACCGCGAAGACCACAAGGAACGCGATGGCAAGTTTTACGCGATTCGTGGATCTTGGGCCATGCAGCAAGGGCTGATTAACAAGGGCGAAGGCTACACGGATGAAATGTCCACCCCAGGCGAGGAAGTATTCTGCCGTTGCTTTGCGGTCTACTTCACGTCGCCCAGCGAATTACCGCCCGAGATGGTGACCGAAAAGGGCCGCAAGTGGCTTGAACAGAAACACACATCTAGCCCGCTCTAGCGGGTTTTTTTACGTCCAAAGGAAATCATGCCATCAGTCAGCGAAGCTCAGCACAAGGCCATGGAAGCCGCCGCTCACGGGCATAGTACGCTTGGCATTCCCGAGAGTGTAGGCAAGGAGTTTGTCGCGGCTGACGAGTTCTACGCAGGCGTTCGAAAGGATATGGCGGATTACTTCGAGGATTGCCGTGCGGATGCCGAGGGCGAGGAATGGAAGACGGTTAATGGGGCCCACATTCTCGTTAAAGGCGGGGAGGTTATCGGAGGAGCTGGGGGTGCATTAAATGGCAAGAAAGAAGCCCCTACATCTGGACACGCATCAGAGAAAAAGAAAATAGCCCCCTCTGAATTAAAGAAGAAGTTAGAGTCAACATCACATGAGAAACTGTTGGCTGCTCTAA